CTTTTCATGTGTGCCTGCTTCGGGGTCCCAAGAGTAAGCACCGCAACGCAAAACCGAATAAAAAACCCCGTAACAGTTTTTGGCCGTAAAATTCGTTTCTTTCCGTCCCCTGGTACCCGAGGAATTTGTAGTCGTGAAAGTCGCCCGCGAGACAAGATCGGGATGCAAAATAAAAGTGACCTTACCATAACCGCCACGAAGAAACTGGTAACCGGGGTCGTTAATATACCCATATGCCGGGCGCTGCTCTGCAACTGATTTGGGGAGATAATCACCGGAAGAGACAGAGTCATACTCTGGGCCGGTATGGTAAATTCCATCGTAATTATGGCGCTCCCAATCGTCGCGGCACCCCTCTTTATGGGGGTCACACGAACCGCCGCTGGTTGCATGACCTCGCAGTTCGAACTGGTTTTTAAATTTCCCGTGGGTCAAAACACTTTTAAAAGATCGAGAGTGCTCATGTTCCATGGCTCGGTTGACGCAAATCGGAATCGCCCCGGTTTCCAAATCCCTTGCCCATTTATCAGCGAATTTTTTCAGCAAGTCCACCGATATGACCCCCTTGGTGAATTCGCTGAAGTATTTGAAATCTGCTTCGGTTATGACCCCGATATTATGGATGTAATCAACAGCCTTTTTCTGCGCTTCCGTCAAGGCGACGGTTTTGGGCTGAGCCGCCCCGAGAAAAGAAGCAACTGGTTCGGCCTTCGGAGCGACCTTCGGAATTGAACTACGGCCAGCGCGGTCGATTATCGCTGCTTCGATTTTGGGGACAAGCCGATCCCGCCCGAAGGACGACATCCAATAATCAGCAGCCCGCAGGAAATTATAAAGCTTTTGCGGAGATCGAATCTTTGAGATTCTCTTTTCAAGGAGAAGCACCGACATCGTTTCAATTCGATGCTTTTCGTGCTGCATCTCGGAAGAAGTAAAATCAAACCTTTCAAGCCCCTCGACAGCCTCATCAAGTGTTTTTGGTTTAGTCAGGGCGGTATCGTCTTTTTCAGGCGGTTTTTTAGACGTATCTTCAGGAGCCGGAGCTTTAGCCTCTTTATCAGGAACCACAGTCGTAGACGCTTTATCATCTTTGACCCCCAGTGTTCCTTTTGGAGTTACATCAAGGTGGGAAAGGCGATCCGGGTGCATTTCCACCGCGTACTTTTCACCCTCGACTTTTCCTGAAATACCATATTTTTCGGAGTAGCTTGTAACAACAAGTTCTTTTCCGTGGTGCTTACTCTTGGGGTGGTCGATCCGGACTTTATCCCCCTTGCGGAAAGAGATGTCCACTTCATCCTTATGTCGAGAATCATCGTAATCTTTTATGAATTCCCGTTTCCCCGTCTTTGGGTTCAACCGGAAATGAGCTTTAATATGGGCCTTTTCGAGGTCGATATACAGGAATCTTTCAAGAGCTTTCCCATCTCCCGTTTCAAGGCTTTTTGCTAAAGCTTCGTCGTATGCACCCATGAATTAACCTTCCCACAAGTATTCGAGTTTACAGATGACCTGGAGCGGCAAGCGATGATGAAGTGCAACCGGCTGTCGGAACTTAATCCGGGTGTCCCGAACGATATGCAGGTGGGACAGTATCAACCAACTCGGATGCATTTTATAGGCGACAGCGTATTGAGCGCCCTCGGACGGCCCCATGCCAACCCATTCAAGCCGGCCATTCAGTATCTGGTAATTCGCCGCAGGATAAACAGCCCCACCCACGCCGACGACTCGGATAATTTCAACGGCATCAAACCGGAGCTTATCCGTCGCCAATGCGCTTCGAGTCACCAGCTCGGAATAGTTGATAACCGACTCCTGATGCACGATCCGGTCATGATATCCCAGTTCAGACTCCGCCAGAGCCGTCAATTGCATGGTCCCGATCAACATGCCATGCGTCTCGGCGAATTGATGTTCCGCCCCGAGACTGGTTACCAGCCCCCGAATTTCAACACCCCCGAAATATTGCCATCCCTGAGTGCAATAAGGGCAAGTCGGGTCGGGGTGGCCGGTGCCAGGATCCAAACACGGACACTGAATCGCTCGGGAATGGGTCAGAAAATACCCGTGTTTTTCGATCTGCTGGTCGAAAACGTTTGGAGTGAAATCAATTCGCTTAACTGCCATTTATCCCACCGTCAGTCGGATACCTTTGTATCTCGCCCGGAGATTCGGAAGCTGGGCTTTGATCTGCCGCTCAAACTGTCGAATACGGGCGCTATAAGCCGAATTTTCGGCCGATTGAGTTGTGCCAATACTTTCACTGAGTCCATCGATAGAAACGCTCTGAGAGGCGATGCCGGCGCCTAAAAGGATGTCTCCAAGGATGTTCAGAATACCGATGCAAGTTTTCATGCAGATGATGTCGCAGATGTCCGCAGGCACCGCACCCTCGGCAAAGCCAGCCGTATATGCCACCTCAAACAAATGTGGCATCGATGCGAGCCGGTTCGTAATCAACGGCAGCAACACCCCGGACCCGGAACCAAGCAACACCTGAGAAAGACTGCCCGTTGTCGGAACGAGCTGGAGCTGTCCGGTGGATTTATAAATTCGGATCCAATTCTGAGGGAAGGTCATGATGTCCTGCCCGGCATAAGAGGCCTTGAACGATTCGACCGAAATCACCGGGTACTGGTAAAGCTGGACGTAACAGAATTGGGTGTATTCATCCAGGTAGTAGTCATGGAACTCCGAAACAGCGGTCGGATGGATGCAGACTTGCAGCTCGGTTTCAAGCCAGGCGACCGACCTCTCGATCCAGTCGTTGACGATCGGGTAGCCGAGTTCGTTGCCGTTTTCATCCACGAACGGAATGCCGAACAGGTAGTCGTCGGTGATCGTTGCAATCGTCGGTAACAGCATTGGCTTATCCCTTTTTCAGAAGGTTAAACAAAGCCGACATCAGCGCCAGCAAGAGCGAGAATAAACCTCCGCCGATCAGCCCGTAGAACATATTCGTAACCCCATGTTTGACCTGGCTTTTACCCTGGGAGACGACTTCTTTTTCCAGAGTCTCCAGATCCTCGTCTGAGGCTTTTTCATTGACCTCTTTTTCCAAGGTCTTCAAATCTCCATCCGAAGCCTTCAACCCAAGTTCCGTGCGGAGACGCTCGACCTCGGATGCCGCAGCTTTTTCCCTGCTGATCTGGTCGCACCGGTCCCGATGCTTTTCCAGCATCCCCCGGATTTGTTCAATGGTCGCCCACTGTTCCGTGTTCACCCCATTGAGGCGCTTTAAATCCCTGCCAATAAAATTAAAGGCGGTCTTAACAGCGCCCCGCCATTCTGCAAAAGATGCTGACGGTTCCCCATCGAAGTCGAGATCAGACATAACAGTTATCGCATTCCAGGATCAGAGGGGATTGTAACAATCACCGCCACGCAGTCCTCCGAAATCGGATGAATTTCATGGGCGGTACGGGGAGGAATGGTCAGCCGAGTACCCTGCCCCAGAATTACGTCCTTGTCAGCATAGATGACTCGGATTTCTCCTTTGCAGCACAGAATCCACTTCTTTTGGGATTGGATCAATCGGGGGAATATATACCCAGCCTGCCGCCGGCGGGCGATAGCCCCGACAGAAAACCCGTCGAGGCTGTGCTCCCATATATGCAGGTCGAAATCACCGACTTGGAACCCCCCACCAGCTCGGGGAACGATTTCCCCCAAAGCAAAAAGGGAATCCAAGGACCGCAGGCCCGGCTCAAGCTCGGCAAGTCGCTCGATTGCGTCATCAAGAGTATTCATTGAGCCCGCCCCTTATTTGTGGTTTTTCGTCGGACGGCCTCTGTGGTTTGTTTTCGGCTCCCGGACAATTACCGGGGCGATCTCGGCATCGACTTCCGGCTCCTGGACAACATCCGCCGGAGGATCTATGGTAGACGGATCGATATCAAGATCGGCGTCCGGATCGATATCAAGATCGGCATCCGGTTCAATCTCGATCTCGATTTCAACTTTCGGTTCGGGCGGTAAATCAGGCAGGATGGTGAAACCCGGAATGCCCTTAACATTGTGAGCGACAGCGTCGTCTACTTCAGCAATGCCCTCTTCGTCGTATTCAACCTCAAATGACCCGACGATGGCCTTCTTACCTCGAAAAATCTCGTTCTTGATTCTTGTCATATTCGTTGCTCCGTATCCCAGGAACTCCCGCCGTGTTAAGACAAGCCCACGGCGGGAGATAAGATTAGGTCAAAGCCAGAACTCTTAGAAATCGCCGAGATTGGCCCAGATGAGTGTGACAGTTCCGGTGATCGTACCGCCATCCGTGATATGTGCATCCGCATCATCGATCCGGACATTCAGGTAAACGTCCGTGTCGGTTGTGCCGGCAGCAGCAATCGTCGCGGGAGCAGCAGAACTGGCATTAATCGGGCCGGTCTGTGCCGTCATGGCAGCAATCGCCGTGGTGGCTATGATGTTCTGCTCGGTGTTTGCCAGAGCGTCCCCATCCGTTACGGCAGTAGTGCCCAGGCCCACGTCGCCCTGGGCAGCATCGGTCCACAGCGCATTGGTCAGCGTCAGATCGGCATCGATGGTGGCACCAAGGAAGACGTTATTCCCGGCAGGCATGTCGTAGATTTTCACACCACCGAACTGCCCCGCACCAGCCTCATCGGTCAGGGTGATGGGGGTGGCGGTCAGAGTCAGCACGGTCTTGTGGATCGCAGCGTTGCCGCCTTCCTCAACCACTGTGACGGTCGTACCGGCTTTTGCGCCAGCACCAGCCGCATCGCCGAGGTTCACCGTGTTGATAAGCGTTTCGATAACGCCAGACAGATCCGCCTCAACCAGGGCGGGGTCGTAATTCTCAAGCAGACGTTTTTGCGCGTCAGTCAGAACTGCAATCATAATTTCCTCCATAAACCAGTCGTAAGAAAGCCCAGGGAGCCGTACAGCCCACCTGGGCTTTTGTAATCAATCACCCCGAAACGCGGTCGCTATTTAAACAGCAAGCGGGCTTCCGCCAACATTGGTGAATTGCACCCATTTTTTCGGCGCATACAGGATGAAGGTCAGGTAGCACAGGATCATCCACCGATAAGCCGGAGCCAGGGTCGCAATGTCCATTTTCATGAGCGGAGCGAGCTGCTTGACAGCCACGACCTGCGGGGAAAGTTCGCCAACATAGGCCTTGGAGGTCCCGGCGATGATCTTTCCGTCCTCGGTGAAAGTGGTGGTGCCGTCATTGGCAACGCTGGCAGCACGAACACGCTGCACAAACATCTTGGCCGTGCCACCGGGCAGCGTCTTGTAGATGTTGAAGTATTCCGGAGCCACCGCAACAGCAGCCGCGTTGGTGATCGTGAACACGCTCACCTTTGTCAGGTCGGCAGCGGTAACTGTCAGAGCGGCGGTGATCGCCACAGCAGCAGACTCGCCGAAACGGTTCGCCGCGGTCACGGAGTAGTCGTAAACGCCAGCGCCACCATGAGTGGCCCATTCGCCAGCGGTCGCACCCAGAGCCGCACATGCCATGGACAGAGGCGCGGTCGGAGCGGAGGTGCTCGTGGCAGCAGCAGGAGCCAGACGACCCGCGTTCAGGAAAACGTCGGGATTCAGGGCAACCTTGCCGAAAGGCGTGTTGACATCGGGGATGTTGGCGCCGACCGTATATCCACCGGTGGGGGACGGAACGGGAAGACGCTCTTTGGGCAGCATCGTGTCGCAGAACGCCTGATGGGCGGAAAAGGACAGGAACGCATCCGTGGGGATACCGTAGCTGCTGGCCACCATCTGGGCCGCCAGGGAGAAATGGCCTTCGGTCAGGGGCTGGCCCTTCACATCGATGATCTGGGTGGTATCGATCTGTTTTCCAAGACCGTTGAATTCCACACCCTCGCGGTGAGTGGCGTCAGTCGCAGCGCCGAGATAGCACATATCGGCATCGCCGTTGAACATGCCCCATTCCAGGTTTTTCAGAATCCACAGAATACCGTTGGCATTTTCCTGGGCCATGACATCGCCGATGTTGGTGCGGACCAGGGTCATCGGGTGAGAGACGCTTCTGGTGGTTCCCAGGAACTTGACCAGAGAGGTCTGCCGGTTGTAGGTAGAATCGACGGTTTCCGGCAGAGTTCCTTCAGGAACAAACGCGCCGGACTCATCGCCGTAGGCAGTCAGTTGGTTGTACTCTTCGACGGTCGAGTACGCGGGCAGTTTGGCGACACGCTGCCACAGAGCGCAATGTTTCGCCTGGTGAGTCAGGACCTTCAGACTCGCCTCCAGGGACTCGACCCTGAGAGCACCACCACCAGAGGTAGCCGGGTTTGCGGTGCCCGCGGTAAGGGCTTTGTTCAGTTCCTCGACCTCACGCATGGTGGTGAAGCCCATGGTGCTTACGTCTTCGTATTGTGCCAGTGTTACCAGATCGTTCATTCTCTATATCCTCCCAAATAAATGTAAGTAATTACCTTAACGCATGGTTAAATTTTTAGTCTTATCCTCTTGCCTGAAGCAGCTCCCTGATCTTCGGAGACAGGGCACCGTTGGACTCAAATCGGAGAACATCCATCGATGTGACGCCGGGATTGCCCGCCTCGAACATTTCGGTCAAAGCCTTCGAAATGGCCGGACGCGACATGACTTTCCCCTCGGGAGCGTCACCACCATCGGAAAAGGATTTTTCCAGAACATTGAGTTTGCTTTTGAGCTGGGTTCTCGGAGTCGTCGAAAGGGTCGCATCCAGATCAGCCAGAGACTTCTGAAGCTGTTCCGCCTGCTGATCCGTTTTTTCAGACACTGCCTGGAAAGACTTCCGCAGGGTGTCGGCAACAGCGATGGTGACATCCTGGTTGGTCAGGACAACATCAGCCAGGCTTTTTTCAATCGCCTCGAATCGGTCGTCGATGGACTTCTGAAAACCGTCGATAGCCTCGCCCACCTTCGAAACCAGGTCGGCCAGGAAGTCGGATACTTCGACCGCCTTCTGAATGTTTTCGGAGTCAGCGGCGGCGGAAGCGGCAAATCCCTTGTCCAGGTCGTCGTTGTCATCCGGATCGTCGTTGTCATCTTCCAGATCGTCCGCATCGCCTTTCATGATCCGGCTGTCGATATCTTCGTCGAGATCGTCGAGGTTATCGTCATCGCCCTTTGCACCGTCATCGCCAGAGTCCGCCCCTTTTGCCAGAGCCTCCAGCGTGTCCAGAGACTTCAGAAAAGCCTCCTTGGGCATCGTTTCAGTCGTTCCCATATAAAAACCCTCCTTGTGTAAATTTATGATCCAGCATTCGCCAAAAAAGTCTGTACGTCAGAATCGAAAATGTCCTCGACAACCCGCCGGGCAACATCTTCCGAATATCCACGTTCTATAAGCAGCCGCACGGCTTGATCTTTGGTCACGACATCCGCCGGGACATCCAGATTGACGACCCCGCCCTCGATGTCTTCCGCGCGTAGTGCAGATCCACCGCCTGATGGTTCGCCAGTGCCTGCTTCCATCATTTTTTCGAGAGGTAAACACCCACCGCCAAAGACCTTGAACAGCCCCTGAGCAATCGCCTGTCCCACCCGGTCCCAAAGCGGTGTAGAATCGCTCTGAGGTATCGCAGGAGTCTCTTCGACAAACCCGTTGGAATCGATCACCGCAGAGATACCCTTGATGATGTCCAGATAGGTGTAAGGGTTTACGGGTTCGGCAGTGATGGCAATGTCTTTAACCCAGCACTGTTTGACGATCTGTCCGTTACGCTCGGTCGTTTTCCCCTCGATGGAGAACCCAAGTTTGCGGTGGCTGTCCGATTTTTGCAGGGCTTCGGCCAGCTCAACGATTCCCTTCGCCCTCGGAGTGTCGAGCAGATACCCTTTAACCCTCAACCCGGCAGGAGTTACGGTCGCCTCGGTCGGAACACCGACTTTTGCATCCGTCGTCTTCTGGTGGTTGTCGTTGAAGAAGCCTCGGCTCAGGAGATAAGACAGGTCCATGCCTGCCAGAATCACCGTTTCCCCGGTGATATCCCGCTTTTCAACGCTCGCAATTCCTTCAATCCAGGTTTTCCCATCCGGACCCTTTTTCAAATCGGCGGGGATATGGAATCGGAAAGACCCGTCCTCATGAAGACCCAGCGGAGTCGGTACCGTATCGATCATAAACACCCCCAAAAATAAAAGAGGATAGCCAGTAAAACTGGGCTACCCTCTTAAACATAGAGCTAACGCCGGATTAAGAAACCAAAGTAATGAGTTACTTTAATTATGACAGAAAAAAGCGGTGCCTGTCAACGTGGGAAAACGATATGAGCCATATTTTTCTTGCGGACCGGTACCGGCCAGGTCGGCAGCGACAACGGAATCGGAACATCCACCCCGCAGCGGCCGCATTTACCGGCGCATTTACCGGCATCCCAGATAAGGATTTTCGCCCGGAGCTTTACCCGACCGTCGGAATATTCCCTTACCATCTCCGCCCCGCAGGATGGACAAACGATCAGACCTTTCGGCATAGGTTACCCTTTCCCCTTGAAGACAATCTGGCCCTGGTCGTTGAATTTATGGATTTCCGGATTGAAATAAGAAACCTCGCAAGCGCAAAAAGGGTGAAGGCCCGGAAGCCCCGGAGCGGTTCGAAGCTCCGCTGTGGTCCGCCCGACGTTATTGCGGGCAGCCAGATCGGCGAGCTTGAACACTTTTGGCACCCCGCCATGAAGATAAGCAGCCCGACACAAATCGCAGCAGTCGGGATGAGGTCGGACGATGACCGACGCATCCGCTCCGAATTGCTTCTCGATGCCATGGGCGACCCCTTGAGTCCGGGCAGCGTGCAGCTCCGTATTCACGATCCGGTGCCAGTCCCTTTGGACATCTCCCGTAGCCCGGCGGAGCAGCGTCACCATTTCCCCCAGAGTTTTGCGCTCGGCGGCAGCATTGGCCATCGTTTCCCGAATCGATGTCGTCATCGCCAGAGCCTTCTCAGCATCATGCATAATCCGCATAGTGGTCGCGTCTATACGGTTCCCCAGTCCCTGGCAATAAAGAGCCGCCGATTCATTCAGCCACTTAATCGATGTTTTTTCGAATGAGCTTAGCGGAAGTTTTCGAAGCAGGTCCTTGATCGTCGAGAGAGGCGCCGAAGCAATAGCCGGAGTAAGCGCCGTCAAGACTCCAAACAGATAAGCATCGGCAATGGCGCTGGTCGGCACCGTGGCGTCGATAATGCCGATATCTCGAAGATGCTGAATATCCACCCCTGAAGGCGCCGAAGCGGTCAGGGTATAAATCGCCGCACCGATATGCTCCCGGATGATCTTGGAAATTTCTTCGACCTGTGCCTTGTTCAGCATTGCGTCAACCTAATCAGTTACTGTCATTGGCAGGCAAAATTTTTTAGTCCAGGAGAACCGCTTCAACCCGCTTCAGCATTTTCTTCATCTGAACGTCAAAAACAGCCTTGACCCGGCCCGACAAAGACTCCAGGACTGGCTGGTCGAACTTTCGGGCCGGTGCCGGGATCTTTTTGCGAGCTTCCCCGAGTGCCTTTTCGAGCACTTCCACCAGGGCGCGGTCGGAAAGGTTATGTTCCACCCTTACCCCTGGCATTAGAGCGCCGGCTCTTCGAGGAGTTTATCGATATCGTCTTCAGGAGTGCCCTCGGCTTTGGGGTTGCCAAATCTGAACGCTTCAAAAACATGATCCGGAAGATTGTCCCAGTCGATCGGAGGCTCCGGAGCGGAGGGGTCCTCGTCCAGGTCGATACTCGATACTTCAGAGAAAGGGGTCGGCGGCAACCCCTGGGCGGCCTCGCGCTCATTCAAAGTCCGGTGTGTAGCCCGAGTGCATACTCTGGCTGCTCGCGATCTGAGAATGTCCAGGGTCGGAAAGCTTCTGGCAAATTCATCCGCCTCAAGAGGAAGAAGCTCCAGGATAAGAAGATGGAAATCAGCCTTGCCCGTGTAGGTGCCGGCGTCCACCTCATCCATTATTTTTTCGGCAGCAAGCACACGACGGCCATAATCTTCGAACACATCCAGCAGGTTGTCGTAATGATCCAGGTACCGGGTGGTCGCCAGGATCGCCAGGAGAGCTTTGGCCTCGGGAGACAAAGATTCCGGATTTACCTCATACTTCCCCCGAAGCTGGAAGTAGATATCGTCTTTCATCGTTTTTCGTTCAGTATCATCCATTTATAGGCGCCTTTTAAGGGGTGAAAATATGGTTTATCTATACGCGAAAACCCTTGCTACGTCAAGTTTTAAGCCCTTACAGGACCTTTTCCTTCGAAATAACTTCTGCAAACATTTTAGGCAAACGCTCTGCCAGGGAACGACTCGCCGGGGTAGCGACCGGACTTTTCCGGAACAGCTCGGCCAGGGTTTTCGGAGCGTACCCCCACATGCTGCGGGGAAGGATCTGCGCGTAGTCAGCCGGAGTCGCTTCTTTACCAGACGAGATGGCGGTCGCAAGTTTTATCATAGGAGCCGTAGCCTTCAAAGGCACTCCCAGCCGCGTAAGCCCAGACTCGAATTCCTGGGTCAGAGCCCGCCTGAACGGAGACACGACATCGAATCGGCGCATCAGGGTCACCGGCCCATGTTTTTCCAGCCCCTCACGCTCGTACTCATACTCACGGATAGCAGGTGCCATCAGAAAAGTCTTTGGATCCTTTTTGAATTTCTCCTTGAACCACGTTTCTAAGATCGCCGGGGCCGTCCCCCACATCCTATGCGGAAGGCGTTTTGCGTATTCATCCATGGCCACCCCCGCACCGGATAGAATCCGGTCCGCGAGGTCCATGGCGTAATGGGCATCATTCATCGGAATGCCTAACCTTACCAGATCGGCAGCCATTTTCGCCCTGCCCGCCGGCGCTTTTATTTCTGCGTGCGTCTCCGCAATGGTCGGGAAGTCTTTGGCATCCGCTGCCACCATCTTGCGGCTTGCACGAACCTTGTCCCGCAGCTTGACATTCGATTCCATCGTATGCCGAAATTCAGGATATTGCTTCCCCTCTTCCTGAAAGGCCGCGATGATCCGTTTTTTCTTGTTCGGCAGAAGCCAGGTTTCGATTCCAGAGGCAGTATAAGGTTCCATCGTTTTGGGGTTATATGCCAAGCCCGACAACGCGGCGGCTGCCTCTTTGGCGGTTAAGTCCGCCTCGAATTTACCGAGCCCGGTCCATCGCATCATAATGTCCCGAATGTCGTCGCTCCCGTAAAGCCACGACATCAGATCCGCCTCGTCGTTCAGCCCTTCGGTCAAGAGTATGGTATCCGGGGCGGAGATAAACGGGGGGATCCGCAATTCAGCCGACTCGTCCTCGGCTTCCTTGGCTATCGCCGCGTCCAGCATGAGAGAACCGGGTGTTACTCCCTCGTCGGAAGGATTGGACGCCGATACCAGCAGTTGAGAACGAAGCTGGGCCTTTTCACATTCAGATTTTGCATAAGCTTCTGCGTACCGGTCCAGCCGGCCCGAGAGTCCCCCTGTTTTATCAAGCATCGGATCGTAACTGACAACCCCCTTGGACAGACCGTCAAGGATCGTCGAGGCAGTGATTTCCCCTTCCGGAACGCCTTTGTATTTGGAAGCCACCGCAGCGACGGCGTTTTCCAATCGCGTCCAGTTTTCGGCCAAGATCTGACGGGCAAGAGCGTCGTCTTCTGCCGAAGATACCCTCTTCCCGTTTACGTCAAAAGCGAAATGCCCCTTCTGGTGCAAATCCCCAAGCTCCAAGGCGGTGCTTAAAGGCTTCGTCGGCTTCACCCCTGCAAGGCGGTTGGCCTCTGCTCTGAGAACCCCCGAGGGGACCCTGGCAATGGCCTTTGTATCCAAAAGATATTCAAGCTTCTTTTGGCTGACAGATTTGGAGTGTGTCTTTTTCTTTCCCGGCTTCAGCTCGTGTATATTGAGGATGAACCGTTTTTCTTCCCCGGACCCGCCTTCCCCGATGATTTCCAAAATCGCACCCGGCGATGAACGATAGATATTCCCGATTGCGAATGTATTTGCAGCCTCTTCGGCCCGCTCTTTGGGAGTCTTATCGGGGGACAGCTTCTTTTCCAGGAAGGCTGCGTATCGGTCCTTATTCAGAAGCTGTTTCTTGCCGTTGATATCCGTTACTTCAACCGTTTTTCTGGCAATGAGCTTTTCGGTGTCCGGATTCGCCCGGTGGACCAAAGCAATATGATTGACGTTCATGACCTTGGCCTCGTGCTTATCCGTCGCCGGGTTATGAAACGCTACCGTCACCCGAGGGGAAACACCCGCCAAATTGCTCCTTAAAACCCCCTCACGGCCTTTGTCCCCACCTCTTAGCCCAACCACCTTGTCGCCGGCAGAAAACCTCACCAAGGCGGCGCTATCAATCGCATGGTCCTTTTTAATCTCCGCGTGGTGTTCGGTCTCCGTACCATCGCGAGACTGAAAGACCCTCGACAGCTTTTCCTTCTTACCCTTGTCCGGATTGACCCAGTGGATTCGGACGACTCCATCTTTGCCCATGATCTTTTGGGGGACGAGGTTCGTATAGTACCCATGTTTGAACCCGGCCTTTTCAAGCAGGTCGGAAAACGAGACCATTTGGATTTTATTGATATCGACAATCAGCATACGCCCCCAGTAAATTATTTTAGAGATTCGGCCTTTTCGGCCTTCAATGCGTTGACCGCGGTCACCACTTCAGCCGGATCGCGCCAGGAGGCACGAACATCAGCCTGATGCAGCGTCAGCAGTGATTCGAAGTACGGGTGCTCCATATATTTGCGTGCAAAATCTTTTTTCCCCCGAATAAATACGCCTCGGATGTCCCCATGGTGAAGGACCAGATATTTGATTTCGTCGTAGTCCGGGCTTTTAAACCCCAGCCGGTGAAGGACGCCCGAGACCATCTTGCTGCCGATGTAAGCGTGCCCATCGAAAATGATTCCCCGAGTCGGATGCAGCTCCTGGGTGACACCCTTACCGATATCGTGCAACAATGCCCCCCATCTCACGTTGTCGCTGGCATCGGCAGGCAGTTGCCGGATGACCCGGAGCGTATGCTCGAAAGCATCCACTTCAAGATGGTGCCGGCCCTGCTCCAGCCCGTAAAGCATTCCCACCTCCGGAATTGCTTTTGAGAATCCGCCGGCTTTGATCTTCGTCGAAAGTTCCGCCAGGCCCTCCTCGGTCCGCAAGAGCTTTGTGATCGTCTCCCGCATCTTGGAAGCGCCGGGAAGATCCACACGAACAACATGCCGAAGCGTCCCGGTAGCATGGGAAGATTTGTGCCGCTTATCATCATGGGCCGGGATGATTTGGGTCTTGCCATCCTTTACCCGCGTGTATGCCCGAACATGAGCCATAGTTTTAATCCTTGTAATGCTCTTCTCGATAAGCCTGCTCTTCGGGGGAATTGACATTCCGCCGAAACTTCATCAGCGCGGGGCTGTCCTCGTAAATTACAATGTCATCCGCATCGGCTGTTGAATCGGCATAAAAACATTCGACGCCTTCACCCTGGAGAGGTCCGTTGTATCGGGGGCAGTCGCCACGACAGGCGCGCTGCATAAAATCCACAGTGAGGTCGATAACATCTCGGCACCTCTCGCAGTACACTCGGTCGCGGTCATCGCGATAATTCAGATGATTAATTTCACGCAACATTTGTATAGATCCTTACGGTTTTGTTCGTTTTCGGTCGGTCAACTCGATATCGATCCAATACATCGGAATGACGGCATTCGCATCCTTGACCACATGCTCGTCATTCCTCATAGGAGTAGAATGGCCCCTAACTCGCGAAAACTTCGGGGCAAAAACACTATGGGCTGCTGCTCGACTTTTGGTTTCCTTCGGGCCAGTGTTCGGGGCGCCGATGGCGGCGTTATGGACCGTCCCCAAAGAAGCTTTATTCAACAGCAGCACCCCACGGGCTCCAGGCTTCCGGGAGTGATAGCCGCAGCCGCCGTGAAGATACTGGCACGATTTCGAACTGATCGTAGATACATAGACGCCGGCGTCCAACATCCCCCAGCTCGACGGGCGGAACGAAGTCTTGGAAATTCCAGCGGCGGCGGTAAAACTCGTACCATGGTAGCCGTATATCCCGTTGTCCCGGTCGTCTTCAATCTTTTTAAACTTGTCGTATACGTCCATACCACCGATTTTGTAGACACCGTGGACCTTGAAATAAAAGCCACCGTGCTCTTTATGGTCCCAGCTCTTAGCGATGTTGTCGATGACCTTTTGCTTTGTCGCCTCAGTGACCGAACGGAATGTGCAGCCCAGACTTGCCGGCGGGGGATCGCTTGGATCGCTTGGTGCTTTTTTGACAACCGCTGCACGACTTGGGATTATGTACGGCTTTACAACTTTTGCGTATGCTTCCGTGATATCGGTAGATTTATTTCTGCCGACCTTGGCACCCAATACCCGAGGATCCTCGATCGCCATGATGTCCTTATGGAAAAGCTGGGCTTTGAATTCCCTATCGCGGGTTGCTGTGATTGTACGTTGGACGACCTTTGTGGCGATGTTGGCACAAACCTGATCGTGTACCGCCGGATTGTGTGTTATGGCATCCCTCGCATTGCCGGTATAGTTGACAAGGTGTTCATTCAGGGCGAATTGACTGCCAAAAAATTGCCGGGCTTCGTGGCGCGAGTATTCTCGCCTCTTCTTCAAGGCGTCCCATAGCTCATCGGCACCAGTGGCTGTTAAAAACGGAAATATTGTCCGCGTGACATGAATGTCTCTTCCGTTGTTAGCGTAACGTGTGCCGGGCGTTGCTTCCGCGATTAAGCGATATGGATGTGACGGTGAATCGGGGAGGCTTTTCGAAACTACGACTTGCAATACCCCTCTTGCAAGCTCTTCGACCGTCATATCCCCCGGATTGCCCTTGAATGTAGGGACGATGGCTTTGGCGATAGCAAGGAACTCTTCAGGGTCAACCATATCCTGTGAACGACCGTTCCAAAAGTTACTTGACAGCGTCGGGAGAATTTCCTTCAGCGGAGTTTTCATCCGGTCCTCGAACTCACCGGACCGGAACCCAGATTTGCGGTCAACGTATTTGCAACTGGTTTTATTCCCGATCGTACACGCCGCCCTTAGCAGTATTTCCATACCATTCACGGCGCGCTGGGTCTTTGTTAAGGCCGCGTGTTTCTCCGCAGCTTTGTTAAAGCCATCTATCGCCGGCTGAACTTCGGTTTTATAATCGTATCCCTGTTTTGTCCACTCATCCGGGGGAAGAGCCAGGGTCTGTGCTATCGCCGTCCCTTCCGTAAATTGAGCGCCGGAGCCCTTAAATGCGTCCTCCATGCTGGCGGTTATATTCCTGTCGCTTACCGCGTACGTAACGGCATAAGGAATTTTTGCCCCCGATATAGTTGCTGCACCCCAATACCCCGTGGCCCGGTTATACCCCGGAGAAAGGGGTGTTGTTGAGTCCTTCGGCGGAGCAGACAATGCAGTCAGGTTCCTTTTGATGTATTTTTCTGCCTCGGCATCAAGGGGAAGCATCCCTGATACAGCAGCCAACTCCCGAGCAGGTGCCGTTGCCAGTTTCCACGCCGCAGCTTTATCATGGGCGAAGTCAGCAACCGTTTTTGCCGGAGAAACCGGTTCAGGGTTGGGAGCAGG